TTTTAGTTTTGGTGTTGATGCCAATTTACAATCAGATAGTATTTCTGTTGGTTTTATTGTACCATATCTGAGAGTTATCATTGGCTTTCACCACATATGGAATTGGACATGGTTGTTCAAACTTGGCCAACTATTGCGCCGCAAACCCGCATTGAAGAACTACAAAGGAGAATACAATTGAGTAACTTGGTATCTTATGCAGAATCTGAAATGGACCGTATTGGTCTAACCAATGAAGATGAATACAACGGAATGATGCGTGAACACATTCTAAAAATGGTCAAGGTATTTGCTGAAGAACACCATTCCGGTTTCTCAGGCCGTTATGCACTAGACCTTCTAACTAAATTGTTGGACTTTAAACCATTAACACCATTGACAGGTGAAGATGATGAATGGACAGATATAAGTGATTACGGTGATTCGCCTCGTTACCAAAACAAAAGACGTTCATCAGTTTTCAAAAATCCAGATGGTGAATGTTATGACATTGATGGCAAAGTATTCTGGGAATGGTATCGTGATGAAAATGGCAAGGCATACAAATCATACTATTCCAACTATGGTTGTAGGTTGCCTGTAACTTTCCCCTATATGCCACCAGACAAACCCATCTATGAATACCGTTGGTCGGACGCAGAACCTAGAACACCTCCGCAGACGGAGGAAGGTTTTACCGATGAGGTATAAACTCAGGCTCTATCTAAAATATTGGTGGACGCTGTGGGCAAAAGCCCTAGGAAAAAAATCACATGAAAATGATAGACAAGCTGACAGGGTGGCTTGCCTTAGAACCATAATTGTGTTATCATACATCATCACAAACATTTTTATTATCGCAGGCGTCATAAGGCATTGGTAATGTTATCAATTATACATTTAATTTCGGCAACTCGCCGATTGGAAGAAATAGAAAAGACCATTCTAATGATGGGTGGTTCAAGGCATCACGATGAAGATGTACCAGTTACATTAGTTGCTCAGCGTGATATGGTAAAGCGAGAGATTGAATATTACAGAGGTGAGTGTGAAGCACTTGCTTTTTATTCAATCATCACTTTCGTTATAGTTTTTATTGGTTTTGTTGGATATTGGAAAATATTTCATGGGTAAAATTTGGTCTTTTATTAAAGAATGGGCTTTCACTTCATTGGTTATTGCTGCTCTGTTTTGTTTCATATATATGAGTGCAACATTGAAAAAGGTTCCACCTGAACCATTGAAAGAGTTTAAAGATGGCATTCAAAACCATCTTGTCTGGTCAATCAAAGGTGAATGTTTTTTTGTAAGGCCAGATACCGATGTTACCGTGTATTTGATTCGTGTCGTTGATTGTGATAAAAAATAAGGAGATTGTTATGTCACTATTTGTTGAAGTTAATTCTGTTGAAAAAGGTTGTCCAGTTATTATTAATTTGGATCATATTATGGAAATTGCACCACTTGCAGCTGGTGGTTGTGCTCTATTCACATTGGATAGTGCGGGTATGAATTCTAAAAATTCTATGAAGGTAACCAATGACTATAGTGAATTCAAACAATTCGCTATGCAGACAGTATCATCTGAGGATATCGAAAAACGATTCCCAACCAAAGCAAGCAAAAAAGATAAAACCCTTGAATTGGAAATTCCTAAACTATGAAGTTTGTATTCACGGCAGAGCATGAAGCGCCTCTGTACAGTCTTATCAACAGTAAACACCGTGGAACAAAACTGACTATGGAGTTTGAAGCCGAGGACCTTGAAGTAGTGCTCTCTGAATTTCAAGATTTCTTGCGAGGCCTTGGTTTTCATTTTGATGGTCAACTTGAAATTGTTAATGATACTGATGCTAACACAATAGAGTTGGTTCGTAAAACATTTCAAGATGATCCAGAAGATGATGATGGGCGTTGTTAATGATAGAGTTGTTTAGACCAACCTTTGAATGGATTAGAGATGATTTTAAGTCTAACCGAATTCGGTTTGCTATTGAGTTGCTTGCTTGGGCTATCAGCATTGGTTGCTCGATTACTATGGCTCTCACAGTCCCAAACCCGCCTTTATTGTCTCTCTATCCTGTTTGGATTACTGGCTGTGCCCTCTATGCTTGGGCTTCTTGGACTAGGAAATCTTTTGGCATGTTGGCTAACTACATCTTGCTCACATCTATTGATACCATTGGCTTAATTAGGATGTTAATGTGATTAATTTAACTAGTAAAAAAATTTTCCCACCAACACCTGTGCCGCTTGGTATTGAATTTGTAAAACCATTGTCATATGATTTTCGAGTTGTTGAAGTTATTGGTGATGATGGTAAAATTGAAACTGTGAAACTTCAGGTTCAAATTTGGGAACATGATGAATTTGGTTCCGGTGTAGTAAAACAAATGTGGATAAATGATCCTCGAATATGCTCAATTACTTTCTACTGCTCATCGTGTTCTTGATGGCACTTTGTCTGTTGGCCTCTCTGAAACTGGTCGAAAACAAACTAGATATGTTCTTCCTGACAACCGTGAGTCTAAGCTCTATGTTGCTACACATATCAATCATCCTTCAGCAATTTGGGTGAGAAAATCATATGCCAACTATGTTTGGTTGTCTAAACTGTTGACAGAATTGTGCCGTGAGTACACTTATCGTTATGGTAAAGTTCACAAAGTTGAATCATCTGGGCTTGAAGAAGAATTGATGTATCCACCAATGAACATATCACCAGTTACAGTTCCATTTACAGAACCCACGCCGGCCATGCCTGATGATGTGAAAGTTGCCGGTGATTCTATTGCATCATACAAAAATTACTATATAAATAATAAACAGCACCTAGCCTCATGGCGAGGTAAGATTAACTCACGACCAGTTCCAAACTGGTTTCAAACTACATGATTTACACATTTCTGAATAAAAACACAAATGAAATTGAAGAGCATACAATGCGCCTTGCAGAGTATGATGATTTTAAGCTAAACAACACCCATCTAGAACGATACTTTGGACCTGAAGGCCTGCCTGGCTTCGGTGATGGTATGCGTATGGACACACCAGGAGTTGGCAAGGGTGATTCAACATTCGAAAAGTATGTTATCAATCGAATGAAAGAAACCATTCCCGGAAACAACATCAGAAAAAAGAATCCGATAATTCTAAAAAAGTTTCAGCATTAGTCCAAGGGAGAAATGATGGTTACAAAAAAAACGACAGCCAGATATGCAGCGGAGCAATTGCAGGATGATGAAAATAAAACAAGGCATCAACCAGTATCAACAAATTCATTGAAAATTAAACCGGATCATTTAAAGACATTTGAACCATTAACAGAGAATCAAAGACTATTCTTTGAAATGTATAAAGGCGGTGCCTACTTCATGGGACTATTCGGTAGTCCTGGGGTAGGCAAAACTTTTTTGGCGTTGTATAAAGCACTAGAAGAAGTGTTGGATAAATCCAATTCTTTCAAACAGGTAGTGGTTGTGCGTTCACTCGTTCAATTGCGTGATGTTGGTTTTTTACCAGGTGACTTAAACGAAAAACAAGAAATCTACGAATTACCCTACAAAGAAATTTCTGCCACATTGTTTGGTCGAAACGATGCGTGGGATAGATTAAAGGAACAAGGCCATGTTCGATTTATATCTACTACTGCCATTCGTGGTATTTCTATTGATGATGCTATTATCATAGTGGATGAAAATCAAAATTTGAATTGGTCAGAAGTGAATACAATTATTACCCGTGTTGGTCACAGGTCTAAAATTATATTTTCTGGTGATTTCAAACAAACTGACCTAATTAAGAGTAATAAAGACCAAACAGCTTTCCACAGTTTCTTAGAAGTGGCTCGAAAGATGCCATCTTTTCAGGAGATTTATTTTACACCAGATGATATTGTCCGTAGTAGCTTAGTGAAACAATGGATTGTAGCATGTGAACACCTAGGTTATTGATATGTTTAATTATTGCCCGCCAAGAGAGATTCCAAAAATCGAATCACAAACTTTTCCTGACGGGAAAAGATATTATGTTACACCAGAAGGTAAGAAATTACCATCGGTGACCACGGTGGTGGGTGCCCAAAAGAAACAGGCCATCATGGAGTGGCGCCGCAGAGTTGGTGAAGAAGTTGCTAACAAGATATCCAAACAAGCGACCACCCGTGGTACCAATATGCACAGCTTATGTGAATATTATTTGAATAATGAACCTAAACCACCAGGTGTTGTGATGCCTGATGCGAAAGAAATGTTCATATCAATCAAGCCGTTCCTAAACAAAATAAATAATATACACTATCAAGAGGTTGGCTTGTGGTCATCTCAACTTGGTTTGGCTGGTCGTGTAGATTGTATTGGTGAATATGAAGGTCGGTTATCAGTCATTGATTTCAAGACTTCAAAGAAGGCCAAAGACAGAGAATCAATCTTAGATTACTTTTGGCAATGTACTGCATATGCATTGATGTATGAGGAATTGATTGGTCAACCTATTGATGAACTGGTAATCATTATGGCGGTGCAAGATTCGGCACCATTAATTTTCAAAGAAAAAACACAGGATCACATTGAGGGGCTTGTAAAAGCTATTGATTTTTACCACAAAAACAGCTGATAGAATAAATATAGAATAATAACAAGGAAAAATAAATGGCATTACAATCAAGTGGAGCAATTTCTATGTATGATATTGCCACAGAATTTAATGGTTCGGCACCGAGTGCAGGATCAAATATATCTTTTGGTTCTTTTGTGCCTGGCTTTGATAGTAAGGTATCAAGGAATCTTTTTCAATTTGGTGATAGTGGATTCGTACCGAGTGGAGCCTATTCTGGTGGTTCTTCCGGAACAATAGGAACACCAGTCAACTTGAGATTCAGTGATTATTATGGCCAGTCATCACAAAGAGTTGGGTGGTATATGGGAGAATTGAAAAGTGATGGTTTTTATTTTGTTAAATCATATTCTTGGTTGGATGATGATGGGTCTATAGCTGCTCGACCAAATTTTTCAAATCCAATGAGATATAGAGATGGTTATCAATGGTGTCTTGCGGATATTGAACACTATTCCGCACCTTATTAGATTTTTTACGACCACCACTTGGCCAGCGGGTGGCGCCGGCCTTGGTGCGGGTTGGATGCAATACATTAGTTTTAATGTTGGTGTGTGGCCCGTTCGTGGAAAATATGGTTACTTTGAATTTTATACTTGACAACACATTTTTATTGTGTTATAATTGAAGATATGGTTGTATGAAGCAACTAGAAAAGTGTTCTGGACGGGGGTGCAAATCCCCCCAGCTCCACCAAAAGTATAAAGGTCTGCGCCGTGCGATAATGAAGATGACTAAGGTATCACGGACATCCAAATAATCCAAACCAGTATACTTTTGATGGGGCTGCATAGTTTCGACAGGGCAACAAGTACAGAAGTGGACAGCTCATCAGAGAAGATGTTAAAACTAAATCAAAGTAAACGCAGCTAATGATAGCCGCTTCGCTCTTGCCGCTTAAACGGTAATCGAATGGGGATTTGTAGGTTGTTCCTTATTAACCAAACAATCTACTTTAACTTTATTTGGAATGCCTTTTCTTGCAGAAGGTTTTCCAAGTTTAATTAAACTAAGTTTTTGTCGTTGTTCAATTGACATTGGTTTACCTTTGTTTATAGGAATAGAACCTTTCTTACGACCATTTTTGAGATTGTAGTATTTTTTACCAAACTCAGATTCTTTAATCATACGAAGTAGTCTTACCTCTTCTTTTCTGGCTGACTTCCTATCATTAAAGGTTTTGATAATTTTACGTTTGAAATCATTTGGTCTATATTGATATTCTCCGTTAAACCAACGGGATGAAGATACATAACCATCGGTTATTTGTCCTTCATGCATACCAACATAGAACATTTTTCGGCAATTGTCGTACCAGATGTATAAAAAGTATTGCATTATTATCCTCCAAGATATATAATGTATTTAGTAAAAGCAAACTTTCAAGTTCGCATTTACTTAGGGTTTCGGTTGGTTTCCTCGTAACAGAATAACCAACCATTTTTTTAACTAAGGAGTTTTAATGAAGAAAATCGCAATCGCAAGTTTAATTGCAGTCGCCGCAGCCGCACAGGCCGGTGGTTTTGTTTCGTATGGTGTTGACCAAGTTACTAACCGAGTAAGCAACCAACAAAGTATCGCACAATATGTTCGTGCTGGTACTACATTAGGTGGTTTGAATCTTGGATTACAAAATCGTAATGCACGTACCAATGATAACCAATCTATGTTCAATAGTTTGGAACTTACCGCAGGTAAGACAATTTTCGGTATCAACCCATTCGTTGGTGTTGGATTCGATAATGGTGGTAACGGTGCAAAACCATATGAGTATGGTCTAGTTGGTGCAAACGCTGGCGTTAAGGTTGGTCCTGGTTATGCCATGGCTGGTGCTAAGACCCGTGTAAACTGGGACAGCGCAAATCCAAAACAATCTGTAGTATTTGCTACTTACGACATGCCAGTTATCAGCAAAGTATCTGTTGGTTTGGGTGTTAGCCAAAGTTATCAAGATATTCAAGACCGTGCAGTTGGGCTTACAGTTTCCGTAGGATTCTAAATAGTCAATGGGTTATGGGTTCCCAATAAAAACCCCCACACTTTACACACAGGAGAAAACCATGTCAATGACACCCTTTGAAATTCGTCTTGAGCTTTTAAAAATGGCTAGAGATATGATATATGATGAGTATAACGCACAAAGAGATAAAATTTCGCAAGAATGGAACACTCAATGTGACGCAGCAAAAGCCAAAGGTGAACCACCACCCCTACATCCGGCTTTACCACAAACTCCCTCAGAGATAGAAATTATTAGCAAGGCCCAAACCTTGAATGGTTTCGTGTCTAATCTTCCTATGGAAACTCCAAAAGTTACCAAGAAATCGGCCTGAGGGTTGGGGTCTAACCCCAAACACACACAAGGAGAACAAATGAAGTTGTCAAAAACTTTATTGATTGTATTTACCTCGTTATGCATACCCATTTCTGCCAAGCAATATGAACCTTCAGTCAATCAACAAGTTGGTGCAGATATTAACAAACAGGTTCTTTGTATTGCAAAAAATATTTACTATGAAGCAGCAAGAGAATCACATGAAGGAAAATTGGCCGTTGCACAGGTCACCATCAATCGTGCAAACAGCAAGAAATATCCATCTGATTTTTGCGGTGTTGTTTACCAGAAAACTGGTTCAACCTGCCAATTCTCATGGACTTGTGAGAATGTAGGTCCAGTGAGAGACACCTATGCATGGGAAGAATGCCTATACATTGCTAAAAGGGCAATAACGGAATCGGTACTACACCGAGAGCTTGCCAAGGCCAAGGCAATGTTCTACCATGCAGTCTATGTAAACCCCGGTTGGACCAATATCAGAATGGTTAAGAAGATTGGCAACCACATTTTTTATACAAAAGGATAATCGTGCCTACGAAAACAGAGATTAATGATTTTAGTGAAATGATCACCAAGTTGTCATACACCTTGGGAGGCACACACATGGATGCTATCATTCACCATTGTGAGCAAACAGGCATGGAGGTCGATGTTGCATCATCATTGGTCTCCAATGCTTTGAAGGCCAAGATTCGTGAAGAAGC